CCCGCGCAATCAGGGCAACCTGCATGCGCAGCAGCCCGGCGCGGGCGGCTAGGCTTCCCCCAGCGCTTCGGCTTCCTGCATCGCGTCGCGCACCACAAACCAGGAGCGCGAGCCCATGCCGCTGAACTGTCCTGGGGCAAACGGGCCGGTGTAGGTGCCAGCGCGCACCACGGTGCGGCAGGCCAAAGCCACGTTAAAAGCGTTCGGCCCCATTGCCGGATTGGCTTCTTTCTCGGCCTCCACCAGGTCTTTCACGGTCGGCTCGCGCACTTCGATGTCGCTGGCCTCTTGGCCGCCCACTCTCCAGGGCTTGGGCAATTGCTTGATGATGGTTCCAGATTCGTTCATGGTTTTTTCCGAGGTTAAAGGCGGTTTGAAGCAAGTGCTTCAGTGGGACAAGCCACCCGTGGGTGGCTTGTGTCATGGGCGCAGCGTGGTCAGCCTTCCAGGCACTCGACGGCGCCAAATACCAGCGTCACTTCGCCTTTTTGCACCTTGGGCGGCTTGGCGTTCCATGCGTCAGTCAGCGTGTAGATGCGGCCCGTATCAGTTTCAAAAATCAGCGTCCCATTTTTGAAGGCCTGCAGGTCTTTGAGCTTGACGTTATCAGTCAGGCTGACCGTGCAATCGACTTGGGGTGCAGTTTCCTTTTCTGTGAAACCATCCACGCCGCTGTCGCTGACCACCGCTTCGCGTTCAATGCCGCCTGGCTCCAGGCTGGCGCCTTCTTTACTGCGCAGCCGCTGGCCATTGATAGAAATAAAAACTCTTCCCGCTACTTGGGCCATGTGATCTCCTAAAGAATGAATTGAACCGACGCGGCAAACACGCGGAACTGGTTGACCACATTCGGCGGCAGCACGGCGTTGACCCGGTTGCGGTCGGCATCGCTGCGCACCACCAGCAGCTGGTCCTTGAACTGCTCAAAGCCCTCCAGAAGACCGCTGCGCTCCAGCTGACGCGCCACGTCAAGCAGCTCGCCGCGAATCACGTTCGGTGTGGCCACCGCCTGGCCCGGTGCAAAGCTGGTGCCGTTGTCGGCCAGCTTGTGGCGCGGAAAGCGCAGGGCAATGCGCGCCCGGAAAGCGAAGCGGATGTAATCCACCGTCCATTTCGTCTCCAGATCCAGGTAGCTCACATCGTCAATGCCGTAGGCGTTGGTCTGGTAGGTGGTCACCACGCGCTCAATCAGCACATTGCCGCCCTGATCGACGGTGAAGGTGCTGATGCCGTCGCGCAGCAGCAAATCACGTTCAGGCCGCGTGTAGCGGTCCGCCTCGGAGGGCGGCAGGATGCCGGGCAGGCCCAGCGTCTGAAATGGCCGGGCCGGATCAATCGCGCCGCTCAGCTCACACACCGCCGCCAGCACGGCCACATAGTGGTAGGCGGGCGAGGGCGCACTCTTGAGGCCCAGCACCGTGCTGTGCGGGCTGTTGCGCGCCGAGCCGTAGGTGGTCAGCGCCGAGTGCGTTCCCTTCAGACCGCAAAACAGGTGGCCGGTGCGCATGTCCATGCCGCCCCAGCGCGCATTGAGTTCAGTTTCCAGCTTGGTCACATTGCTGGCATCGTTGTAGGGCGTCACCAGGGTGTAGTAGGCCTCCAGGCTGATCGCAGCCAGCGCCGCCGCCACGTCAGGGTTCCCGGCGCCCGCCGTAGCATCCGCAATCACGACATCCACGCCACCCGGCATGCGGTCATCTGGGTAGTAGTTGAGCCGGGCATCGATGTCGCTGGTGAAGGCGCCTTTGTGGCGTGCCGTCAGCGTCACCACGCCCGCCACCGCTGCCGCTGTCATCGGGCCATCCACCCAGGCATTGATAGCGGCGGCAATGGCAGCCGCAATCACGGTGGCCGTGTCGCCCACCGTCACGCCAATGCTCAGCTTGTGCGCGTTGAGGTACAGCGCCAGCGTGCCCGAGGCCGTAGCCGGTCCGGTCACGGTGAGGGTTTTGGTGTGCGCGGTGCCGCCTGCATCGTCGTCCAGGCCCATCGCCCAGATGTCGCCGCTCGTGTTCGCCGCGCGCGCCAGCACCAGCATTTCGTGCAGCACAGAGCCGCGCCCGAACAGCGTTGCCGCCTCGGCCGGGCTGTTGATACGGTGCAGTGTGGCTGCTGCAGCCGTTCCAGCGGCCAGCTTGTTGCCGATAAACAGCATGCGCCGCGTCATCGACAGCAGGCCGGTGACAGCCTTGGTATTGTCAATTTCGAGGAATTGACCCGGTGTGCGAATGTCGATAGGGATGGTGTTGAACGTGATGTTGTCAGGCATAAATGCTCCTTAAATGCTGGATTTGCTTGCCTTGGCAGCTTGCGGCGCGGCAGCGTCTGCCGGGCGGTCTGTCTTGATCACATCGCCATCAGCCATGCGGCGCAGCCAGTAGCTCTCGGCATTGACCTCTTCGCCATCGGTAGCCAGGTAGCCGTTGACGGGCTTGCGCACCTTGAGGCCGGGTGCGGCGGGTTTGATAAAAATGCGGTCCATCAGGGAGTGGCTCCAGGTAATTGCACGTCCAGGTTGGCATCGGGGCGGCTGTTGGTGTAAATCGGGGGTTCGGCCAGCCAATTGGCATGCTCTGGCGCGCCCGCATGGGGTGGCAGATCAATGTCGGCGTAAAAGTGTTTGAAGTCGGCCAGCTCGCTTTCTGGAAGTGCTGGCAGATCGGCAATCTGGGCCTCGCCGTAGTTGCAGTCCAGCTCGACAGGCGTGCTCTCCAGCGTGATTTCGACGGCCGCAATGCCAGCGGCGTCAAAAATCTCGTCATCGGCCATCTCGCCGCCAGTCACTGACCAGGTGCAGTCGCCCAGGAACTGAGCGTTCAGCGCCCGAATGACTAGCGTGATGAGGTGATCGCAGCCGATATCAATGCCATCGCCCTTGCGCGCCTGCTCCTGACCTGCGACATTGCGCACCACACCTGCGACCGTGAAATGCATCGTGGCCAGGCTGTCCTTGACCACAAAGCGGCCCGGCACGATATAGAGCGCAGGCGCATCGGCGTAGTAGCGCTGCAGCAGCTTGTCGGTGGGCAGCTTGGGCAGAGTGCCGATGGTACGCACCAGGCGCTTGATGTCGCGGTGGTCTTTTAGCTGATCAATCAGCACGTTTTCAGCATGGGCCAGCATTACGGATTTCCTCCCTGGTTGCGGGCCGCCAGGTCAACTGCCGCCTCGGCCAAATGCAGAATTTCAATGCCATCAGCAGCATTGACGCCCAAGAAGGGCCGCGCTGGCATGGTGATGGTGTGCGCGCCCACCGTGTAGCGGCGCCCCACGGCCCGCTTGTGCGATTTTTTGGCGAACACCGCCAGATTGGCATGGTCTTTTTGCCGCAGCAGCGCGCCGCCCTTGCCGGTGCGCAGACGCAGCGTCGATGAAAACGCCAGCTTGTTGATCGTCCCGCCAAACTGGTGAATGGCGCCATAGACCTTGTTCGTGCCCCATTCGGCGCCGCTCTGATTGGCGCGGTAGCTGATGCTGCCAAGCAGGTGGCCCTTGAGCTGCAATGTTTTCCCACCAGTTTTTTGGGCGCGCTTGCTGGCTTTCCAGCGCTGGCCGTCCGGGCCTGTCTCGTTCTTGAAGCGAAGCCGGGTGCTGCTCTCGCCGTACTGGCCGATGGCATCCCAGATCGGGCCGGGGCGCTGGCCCAGCGCGTGCATGCGCAGCAAGGCCTTGGCCAGCGGGTCAATGCCTTCAATCCGCGTCTCAATCATCACGCCAGTCACAGAAAACCCCGGCTGTTTTCGCGCTTCCAGACCGGGGCGCTGGTCACTATCTCGGCCCCGGCGCTGCTCACCGGCTGCACGCCGCTGGCCGCATCGGCGCCCAGGCTGACGGTGCCTTTAGACACCTCGCCCAGCCACTTGATGTTGGCGGTATGCCGGTCCTTGATCGGGTCAGTCACCTGATCGTCATATAAATAGTAGCGGGCCAGCTCGCAGGCCACGCGGCCCAGCACGGCGGGCACCGGCGCCAGCGGCAGGGTGTAGCGGGCGCTGATGTAGCCGTTGATCGTGTCATCGGCATCCTGCAGGGCGCGCTGCACCACCACCAGAGCCACTTGGGCGCGGTCGGAAGCTTCAACCGGATAGGCGGCCAGGCTGGCGCCAGCGGCCACGTCAATCATCAGCTGGGCCGTGACGCGGCGCGGTACGCCCCGGTCCACACGCTGGGCAATCTCTGAGGCGTCGAACCGGGTCAAGAGGTCAGTGGGGCTGGCGTAGGTCATGGTCGTGAAGGCCTCAAGCCTTGTCTGCGCCTTTTTCCGGCTTGATATCCACCAGCTGGCAAACCAGGTTGGTGTCCGCCTTGATGGACTCGGCCTGCTCTTTCGTCAACTCACTCAGCGGGATGATGCAGGCCTCGCCGGTGAAGGCATAGCCGCCACGGCGAAAGCTGGGCGGGCGCGATGTCACTTTCAGCCCCGTGTCGGCCGGGCCTGCAGCGAGTTCTTTTTTCAAGGTTGCCATTGGGTAGTTCTCCAGGATTTGATCGGTAGGGCCGCTTACGCCAGCCAGGGGCAGGTCACCACCGTTGCGCTGTTGCGATAGATGTTGTCGGCGCCGTTGGCCAGACGCTCGGCTGTGACAACTTTCAGAGCTGCTTTTTCATTGGTTGGGCCAACGAGCAGCAGGTTTGGAATGATGCCCAGCGGCTTGCCAGCATCGGATTTGAAGCTCATCATGGCTTGGCGGGCAGCGCTATAGCCATCCTCGTCCAAGGATGCCTTGCTGCAATAGGCTTGCTGCCACAGGCCAAAGCCGACGTTGAGCCGGCCATCGACACCAAAGACGAACTCGTTCTTGTTGAACACGTTTTCATCGGTCAAGCCAGTCTTGGACACGAACGCATAGTC